CGCTATGACCGTGCCCCAGTCTTCCGCCTCGGCATACCCCACGGGGTCTAGGTGAAAATTCTCATCAGGATCAGCAGCAAGATTTTTGCAGGGAAAATAACGCTCAACCCGGCTTTTCTGCGCCACGACGCCGCAGCACTCTCGCGGATACTCGGCGGCGGCATGCTGCATAATTGCATCTATCGTTTTCTGTCTCATAGCTATGACCGAATTAAAGAGGTGCCCGGAAAGCCGCCGAACGAAAGCTCGTTATTTTCGCCGAATCGTAATTTGCAGCCGGTAAGATTCCCGCTGCATTCATCAAGCGACGGATCTGAAACAGGCCGATTGAACTTGTCGAAGTAGGCCGTGCCCGCGTAATCACAACCATCACCTGAGCGATATTTCCCACGAATGCACCACGTGCAAAGGGAATGCAGCTGCCGCGTAGGGATTTGTAGCCCTTGAAGGTCCATAGGGCTGCTCAGCGTGAATTCGACTTCGAGCTTCGTTTCCACGCTTTTGCTTTCGATGTAGAAAACCTTCAGCTTCTCCTGTGTCGGATCTGCCGTTGGGTTCCCTCCGGAAAAGTTCTGGGCGTCGAGATATTTTGCAAGGGTGTCATGGATTGACACCTTTGCCTGAAGCATGTCGTCGTAGGCAAGGCAAAGGGCTGTGATTGAGCCGTCGAGGTTCGCGACAGTCAGCTTTGGCTGCGCGCTGCTGCCGCTGGTTGAGGTTTCAATACCTTCTATCTGGCAAGGCCACGCAGAATACTCATTGCCCTGCCACCAGATGGATTTCGCCGCCAGCTTGGATTCATCGCCGCCGGCCGCCAGAATTTCCGGCTCGGAATGAGGGATGTTATAAGCGTGAAAGCGCAGCACTTCACCGGTACCGAAAGCAGTTCCGTCAACCTCGTAAAGCCTGATGGTGTTACCAGGCTCTAATTTTTGGTAGTCACTATTTATAGACATCAAACCCCCGAGGCAGAATAAGCCTGCTCAAATGTTGCCGATACCGTTGCCTGCGTCTTTCCAATCGGCACCAAACGGATTGAATCAGCGGCTACTCGGTACAACCCAACTTCTCCATGCGGCGGCTTGAAAATAAATGCTTTAATACAATGTCGCCGACAAAAATCCCTAATCGCCAATGAGGTTTCGAGGGGGCCGCGGAACGAATAGGGAAATTTAATTTTTTCCGAATTAATCCCATCTTCTGATATCTGGCCGTACCCGTTACCAAACTGAACCTCCCTGACTGTTCGGGTATATTCAGAGGCGGGCTGGCTCGCGATCTGTGTAGGCCACGTGAAAGTTTCGACTGCCATGATTGTCCTTCGAATATTTAGCGCGATTTCAACGCATTGAAGAGAATTCCGCCGGAACGTAGTTCTTTCAGGATGTTTTTCTGACAGAACTGATCGAGCACTTTCATCATCGATTTGCTTACCGCGTCGTCAGCACCAGACGTTTTAGCGCTGGCAGACCCGTCACTTTGCAAAATGATGGTGTTGTTAAACACCGGGCTTCCTCCGCCGCTGGCCGTACCGGCAACAACCCCCAACTTACCGTTAGCACCTCGGCGCAACGGTAAGATAGCTTCCGGTCCAGCCTCACCCATCACGCCGCCGCCCTTGGCAAACGCAAAGAATGTCGGTTTGTCGACGACACTGCCGCTGAAAGCACTTAGACCCGAAGAGGTGTAAACACCGCCATTAGCATTGGCCTTCAAACCTCCCCACCCAAACGCGCTAGCGGCGCTGTTTACTCCATTAACCAGCGACATTTTGACTAGGATGTCGGTCAGCATGCTTAAAATAGATTTGGTGAAATCTTTAAAGCTTGCCTTCCCGGTCGTCAGGAAAGTCGTCAGCTGCGAACTCACGCCATTAAAGGTGCTGCCACTAACATTCTTGATCTGCTCATACGAGTTGGTCGCAGTATCGGCGTAATCGGCCCAGCTTTTCTGAATGCCCGCCTGCCAGTTTCCACGCAAGTTGTCCTCTGCTGCATAGTACTGTTTAGCTGCCGCCAGCTGGCGCTGGTAGCCTTCATCATCCAACGAGCCGCCCGCATTTTTCCAGCCGCTGCGCAGTTGGGCGAATGTGGACTCCCTGCCTGCCATTCGGTCGCTCATAGTGGCACTCCCCATTAAGGCAGACTGCTTTTCGGCCATTTGAGTGACGTATTTCTGCGACGTATCCATGCGTTTATTCAACTGCTCTTGAGCAACGATCTGATCACCTAGCAGCGCCTTTTGTCGGGCGAGCTGTAGCACCTGCTCTTTGCTGGAGAGTAGCGATTTTTCTTGCTTGGATAATTGGCGGGTTCGGGAAGCGTCCTCAAGGACAGAAAATTGTGCTTCTGTCCCCCAGAGCTCTTTGCGCTGCTGGCTAATGGTATCGGTGATGCTCTTATGCTCTTGAAGGACTTTCAGCTGGGACTGTAAAGCAATCAGGTCTTTCTGAGCTGAATCCTCGGCGCGGTCGCCGGCCGGTGTGACATATCCTTTAGCCTTAGCCGTCTTCGGGTCTTTATAAAGCTTATCAATGCCTGCACGAGCCTTCTCTATGTCAGCGGAACTCCAAAGACTAACTCGCTTGTCGGGTGATAGGCCTTGAGTCGCTTTTGCAGCAGCAGCGTTATCAGCGATGGCTTTATTCAGATCCTTCTGGGCTAAGGACCTTTTTTCAGCTTGCGTGGTGCCGGCATCAAGGTACTTGTTAAACGAAACCTGAGCCTCAATGCCGTCATTATTGATTTTGTTAAATTCAGCTTTTGACCGGTTATAGCCTTCCTGAGATTTCACAACGAACTCAAGGTTGCGGATATCCGCCTCAAGCTGAGCCTTATCCACCCCCATAGCGTTATTTTTGAAACGCCCCAAAAGCCCCTGCTTACTGTTTTCCTGAATTTCAGCCAGCGTGTCTTTCATCGTCTGAAGCGTGGCCGCGTCATTCCCTCCGCGCCCGATATTCAGGAGTTCGTCCCACATATTTTTGAACGCATTGCGGGTCGCCAATGCTGCGCGCTCAACCAATCCGAGATTATCAAGGATCTGCTGACTTCTTTGCTGCTCAGCGCGACTATACGCATCGGCGGCAGCCTGACCAGCAGCCTCTTTATCCCCGCGACGTTCTAGCTGAGAGATGTACTCAAACTGACCGGCAGTCAGATAATGAAGCTGCTTATTCAGTTCGGAAGAAGCTTTTGTTGGCGAGTCATAAAGCTTTTCGAAATTCTTTATCGTCTCCTCGACGGATTTCCCCGTCGCTTCCTGCATTGCCACGGCGGCGCGGGTCACGCTCTCGATTTGTGAACCTTTAAAGCTTCCGCTTCCAACTACCTGAGCAAGTGCCGCAGCGTTTGTTGCCTGAGAGCCACCGATGGATTTTGCCAACTCTGCAAGCTGCCCGGATGTCTTCCCTGCATAATCACCGGTGAGGATGAGTTGCTTATTGAACTCGACCGACTCTTGGCTGCCCTCGTACCAGGCTTTACCCAATCCATAAATGGAGGCTGCAATCCCCCCTACAACACCTGCGATACCGAGCCCGCGCAGCGTCAGGAGCTGCTCAATCCATCCGGCACGGTTTGCCAGCGTAATACTTGAGCCACGAAGTGAACCAAAGTTTCCGCGCGCGACTTCGCCGATTAAAATGCCGATCTCACGGCGCGCTCCTGCACTCTCAAGCCCAAGCCCATGGGTCGATTTTTTCGCAGCCTCGAGTTTACTGATATAGATTTCTGCTGCGTTGCTAACACCCAGTTGAGCTGCCTTGTTACGGAGTAACTCCTCGCTCGTTAATTTTTGCGCCGCCAGCTGCGATTTCAATTTTTGAATGAAGTTAGCTTTCGCAGCTGCGGCCTTGTTATCTTCCGCTGTTAGCTGCTTCTGGCGCTGGGTGATCTGCCCCAAAATAGCCAGATGGTCTTGCCCGGTCAGGTTACCTTTACTTAACTCTTCAAGCGCTTTTTGACGCACCTGCGCCATTTCTGCCGTTCCAGATTTAAGCTCTTTGATGCTATTAATCTGACGAAGGAAAGAGTTAGTTAATGCCTCTTGCTGCTGACGGT